GCTGGGACAGATAAAGACCGATTAGAAGAATTATTGGAAAGTGTGCAGTCAGAGGACGAGCGCGTTCAAGAAATGCTGGATGAAATTAGGCGGGAGAATGGCTTACTGGATGATGATTTATACACCAGAAAAATTGTTGCGCCAACTTATGAGCCATCTGGGAAAAAGCCTTTAATTAGCGAGCTATTTAATACTGAAAAAACAGATAAATTAATTGCCGAAATAGAACAATCTGAAGTGGTAACTGATGAAGAAAAAAGCTTTTTAATAGAGGCTGCCAGGCGGCATACTGTTTTTTACTTTAATAAAATAGCTGATTATTATGCTAATAGCGAGCCCGAAGTGCAGCGGCTGATGGAAAACTCTGCGCTTGTAATTGTCGATTTTAATAAAGCGATTGAGCTTGGATTTGTTGTTTTGACTAAAAAAATTTCCGACTTAGTTGAGTTGGATTATAAAGATGACGATGCGTGACGATTTTGCCGTTTTCATTCTTACTCACGGCAGACCAAATAAGGTATATACATACAAGACTCTGAGAAATCAAAACTATTCCGGACGGATATATCTTCTAATTGATGACGAGGATGAATCTGCAAGGGAATACCAAGAGAAATATGGCGATGAGGTTATTGTATTTAATAAAACTGAAGCTGCGAGCCTGGTTGATGTAGGAGATAACCGACCTGACCATAGGGGTGTGGTCTATGCCAGAAACGTTATTTTTAAGATTGCTCGGGACTTGGGTCTGAAATACTTTTTAGAATTAGACGATGACTATACCCACTTTGCGTACAAGTTTCGTAGTGATCTAACTTATTATGAGCGGAAGTGCTGGAGGCTCGATGATTTATTTGAGATTTTGTTGGATTATTTTATATCAATTCCAGCGGTTACTATAGCAATGGCACAAAATGGTGATTATATTGGTGGTTCTAAATCTGGTTATGGCAAAGAATTGAGGTTACACAGGAAGGTAATGAACTCTTTTTTTTGTGACGTTGATAGAGAATTTAAGTTTATGGGACGAATTAATGAAGACGTGAATGCCTATACTTGGCTTGGACGAATGGGTAAATTATTTTTGACAGTCCCTAACGTTTCATTATGTCAGAAAACAACGCAGAATAATAGTGGGGGTTTGACGGAGCTTTATTTAGATACGGGTACTTATGTGAAATCGTTTTATACGGTCTTATATGCACCATCGTGCACAAAAATTTCTGATATGGGTGATAAGCATAGAAGAATTCATCACCGAATTGACTGGAATAGTGCCGTTCCTTGTATTCTTAGTGAGCAATATCGCAAGGCAAGCCTTGTATCAAGTGAAACAGTATAAAAATGGCAAAACTAAACGTTGATCGTGTAATTAGTCTCATTGACGAATACAGTGGCAATTTATCGGCTGTTTCTCGTGCGCTGGGCGTTAATAGGCTTACGGTCTATCGTTTTATGGCAAACCGCCCGACGGTTAAACAGGCGCTATCTGAAGCGCGCGAAAAGATGATAGACAACGTAGAGTCTAAGCTCTATAGCAAGGCGTTAGACGGTGATCCGACCTGCATGATTTTCTTCCTGAAGACGCAGGGCAAGTCTCGCGGTTACGTTGAGCGGCAGGAAGTGACTGGAGCGGATGGGGGCGCGGTGTTGGTCAAGTGGGATGATGAGAACAACGATTGATGCGCAACCGCATCCAGGGCAACTCGAAGTCCACAACAGCGATGCACGTTTCAAGGTGCTATCGGCAGGCAGGCGATGGGGCAAGACGCGGCTGGGGGTCAATGAGTGTCTGGACGCGGCGAGCAAAGGCGGGCGCGCGTGGTGGGTGTCACCGAGTTATAAGACAAGCGAGGTTGGATGGCGACCATTGCGGCAAATTGCCCGCAAAATCCCGAATGCAGAGGTTAGGCTGGTAGACAGGATGGTTACGCTTCCAGGCGGCGGTTTTGTGGCAGTTAGATCGGCTGACAATCCCGACTCATTGCGCGGTGAGGGGCTAGACTTCGTGGTGATGGACGAGTGCGCGTTCATGCGGAAAGAGGCATGGGCGGAGGCAATCCGCCCGGCGTTATCAGACCGGCTTGGCAAGGCATTATTTATCAGTACACCGAAAGGTCGCAACTGGTTTTGGGAAAACTATCAGCGTGGCATCAATGGCGAGGAGGGCTGGCAATCGTGGACGTTCCCGACTTCATCGAATCCGTACATTTCGGCGAGCGAAGTTGAAGCGGCACGGCGGGATCTGCCTGAGATCATCTTCCGGCAAGAATACCTGGCGGAGTTTGTGGATGATCAAGGCGGCGTCTTCCGTCGTGTGCAAGAGGCGGCTATTCTGGACCCGCAAGAGCCTGAGAAGGGCAAGCAATACGTGGCTGGCGTGGATGTGGCGGCGAGTGTGGATTATACGGTCGTGAGCGTGCTGGATGCAGAATCGAAAGAGATGGTCTACCTCGACCGCTTCAACCGTGTGGATTATCCGGTGCTGATTGACAGGTTGGAATCGGTCTACCACCGCTATAATCTGACTTCGATGGTCGTGGAATCCAACTCGATAGGCAGACCGGTGATTGACGAACTGGTGACGCGGGGCTTGAATATCGTGCCATTTACAACGACTTCAGCGACAAAGCAGGCAATTATTCAAAACCTGCAATCAGCCTTTGAAAATGGGCTGATTCGTGTGTTGAATGATCCGGTGCTGGTGGGTGAACTGCTGTCATTTGAGAGCAAGCGCAACGCAAGCGGGTCATTCAGTTACAGCGCGCCTAATGGAATGCACGATGACTGTGTGATGAGTTTGGCTATTGCGTGGAGTGGAATGCAGGAACGCGTGCAAGTTATCAAGAATCCATTTTATGAGTATTAAAAGCGAGGCGTTATGGGTGTAATGGACAATTTCAGAAACTGGCTGCTTGAGCCGCTGTTAGGGCGCGAGGCTGTGCAACGTGCAAGCGAGGCAACTGTGAAACGCGATTATCGGCGCGGGCAGCACAAAGCGCCGATCAAGACCGCCGATGACGCTATCGTTGTCAACTTCATCGGCTTGCTGGTTGACCGCTCGGTTGCGATGTTGTTCGGCAAAGAGCCGCAATTCGATTTACCAGGTGAATCAGACGCGCCAGTCCAGCAATACATTGACGAGGTATGGAGTGCCAACCGCAAGATGCAATTGCTGAAACGCGCGGCGGTCTATGGGGCTGAAACTGGCACGTGCTACGTCAAGATACTACCAGATGGCGCGGTGAATAGAGATGGCAAACTTATCCCGCGATTGGTTGTGTTAGATCCTGCAACCGTCACGATGGACGCGCTGCCGGAAGACATTGACATGATTATCCGGTACACGATCGCTTACACGATCACCGACCCTGTGACCGGCAAGGATAAGACCATCAAACAGGTCACGGAGCACGATGCAGAAACAGGCTATTGGACTATCACCGACTCTGTGAGCGTGAACGGCAACAAGTTTGAAGTCACGAATCAGCAGGTGTGGGAGTACGACTTTGCGCCGATTGTTCACTGGCACAACCTTCCGGATGTGGGGAGCGTTTACGGGCGACCGGACATAACCGCCGACCTGATTGACTTGCAGGACAAGATCAACTTTGTATCATCGAACACCGCGAAGATCATCAAGTATCACGCTTACCCGAAGACTTGGGCACGCGGGTTCCAGAACTCCGGCAAGATAGCGTGGGGTGTGGACGAGATGGTCACAACCGCCGACCCAAACGCGCTCATTCAGAACCTCGAAATGCAGAGCGACCTATCCAGTTCGTTGGCATTTATCCGCTATTTGAGACAGGCATTGTTCGACGTGGGCAGAACGGTTGACATTGAATCTATGGCGGACAAATTAGGCAATTTAACGAACTTTGGCTTGCGCGTGCTATATCAGGACGCACTGAGCAAACTGGAAGAGAAACGCGGGCTTTATGGTGAAGCGATAGTCGAGATCAACCACCGCTTGTTGGCGTTGGCAGGCGCGCCTGATACCGATGGCGGCAAAGTGGTTTGGCGGGACATTATGCCAGAGAACGATAACGAAATTGCTCAAGCGGTCAAGACCGACCTTGAACTCGGACTGGTTAGCAAGCAGACGGCAAGCGGTTTGCGCGGTTACGTTTGGGAAGACGAAGAAGAGCGTATTGCAGACGAGGCGCAAGCCAGCGACAACATCGGCG